GTCCTGTAACGCACTTGTGCGTTCCTTGTGGTCTCTGATATGCAGCTAGGGTTTGTAAGACCCTTGCCATTAGTTATCTATGCTAATGGAGTATCAGAGGCGAGTTCGACATCGTGCTAAGGAAAGTTAACCTCTATGAGGAGGGACTTTGAAAAGCCTGATGTCACTCTGGATCAAGATGGCTGATGAACTTGCCATCTTATGCTGCACTAGCGCCACTTCTGACATTAATACGGTCAGAAGGCGGTACGAACATGAGGGATTATCGTTTCTTACGATAATCCTACCTGAACTTGGAAAGTCTACCCAAAAGTGGATAGACCAAGGACAGGTCGGTATCAACTCGTCCTTTTCTAGTGGACGAGGAAGTCTCCCCCTATTTCTAGGAGGTTTCTTCAACCGTGTGTTCGACCGGAGAAGTGGTCTATTGCTTGACAATCCGTCCGTTGATGCTATCTTCGCTATCCGACAGTTAACACTGTCCTTTGGCAAGATTTCCCTGCCGTGCAGTGATGCACGTGTTCGGAAAGCAATGGATGGATATGTCAAGTGTGAGCAGGATGTTCGTCAGTTCGACAAGGACGTCACTCAGAAAGATTTGAATGACTTCCGCAATATGTCGAATCTCCTGTTTAGCGAAGTTTTCCAACAAATGGATAGAGATGTCCATTATGGAGAGCTTCTTCCTAAACATGGTCCAGGTGCAACAGCTGATCGTCTTACCAGTAATGGTAAGTATGACCAGCGTACTTGGACGACAAGACTATCTAAGGTCTTTCCTTTAGATAGATATCTTCTTCCAAACGCTCGATTTTTCGAGACATTGGAGAAGGTAGACATCCTCGAACCTGGCGATGAGATGCCCGTAAGGGTCATCACAGTGCCTAAAACGTTAAAAACACCAAGGATAATCGCTGTGGAGCCAACTTGCATGCAATACATGCAGCAGGCTTTACTCCGAAGCTTCCTTGTAGCCTACGACAGGGATGAACTCCTGCGTGGACTTATCGGCTTCGATGACCAAACTCCTAATCAGAGAATGGCCCAAGAAGGTTCTCTTGATATGAGAACAGCGACACTAGATCTTAGTGACGCTTCCGATCGTGTTTCTAACCAGCTCGTAAGAGCTATGCTGTCGCAATGGCCTAACTTGCAAGAGGCTATTGATGCAGCTAGATCTAGGCGGGCTGACGTACCGGGACACGGAGTTATCCGTCTCTCTAAGTACGCGTCTATGGGTTCAGCGCTCTGTTTCCCGATGGAAGCCTTGGTCTTTACGACCTTGATCTTCCTAGGAATCCAGAGATCGCTCAACGTGACGCTAACCAGGAAGGATATTTCTTCCTTCACTGGCTCGGTGCGTGTCTACGGAGATGATTTGATTGTCCCCGTAGATCATGTGCGTACCGTTGTACAGACTCTCGAACTTTTTGGAGCTCGAGTTGGTCTGGACAAGTCTTTCTGGACTGGAAAGTTCAGAGAGTCTTGTGGCCGGGAATACTTTAATGGACAGGACATATCAATTGTCCGTGTCCGGCAAGCGTTACCCGACACAACGGCAGACGGAACAGGTGTGATTGCAACGGTCGCCCTTCGGAATCAGCTATACAATGGCTGGTATCCGTCGGCTGTTCGTTATCTGGATAAGTTACTAGAGGGAATGTTGAAACATTTTCCGACAGTAACACCAGACTCACCTGTGC